AGCAGGTGTGAGAAATAGCCAACCAAACCCTAAAATGGCGGCTAAAGATAATCTCCATAACTTAGTCCTAGTCAACTAATAACTCCTTGTTATAACTTTTATAACAAGTTAATTATATCATTGAACTACTTAGCGTTATCTGTTTTGTAAAAGCCGTTACCTTTAAATTGAATACCAAATGTGCCGAACTGTTTAACCATTGCAGCACCGCATTTATCGCATAACTCTGTCATAGTTGATTCACTAATTGGTTTGTTAACTTCTTTAGTGTGTTCACATATGATACATTTGTAATCGTAGTTTGGCACATTTCTCCTTAAATTTTAAGGAGCAGTTTAAACACATGCTCAGGTGTATCCTGCGGGTAGCGGCCCGCATATAATCTGCGACTCCCCAGTGACGGGGTGCAGATTACTATTATACTATTATTTGATTTTGATTGTCTTTGGCTTCTTGTCTTCAGGTACAATCTTTTCAACTGTAACTGACAATAGACCATTCTTTAATTCAGCACCAGTGACTTCCATATATTCACCCAACGCAAATGTGCGGGTAAATTTACGAGCAGCAATTCCTTTATGAACTGCTTCACCAGTTTCTTCTGCTGACACTTCTCCCTTAATTACAAGGGTTCCGTTATCTACAGTTACATCTACATCTTTCTTATCAAAACCAGCCAAAGCTAGGTCAACACGAAATACGTCATCTTCCACCTTTACAATATTATAAGGCGGGTATGATTGATGTGATGCTGTTGTATGTACTGTATTTAGGCGGTCAAACATGTCGTTGAAACCAATAAAAAAGGGATCCTTGAAAAGGTCCCATGTATATGTTGTTACCATTTTATTCCTCCTTCAAGCGAATAAGTTAATTTAGGTCCCGTAAGGCGACCCAAGTATATTATACCAAATCCAGGGTTGGCTGGCAATTTTCTAAATATTTAGCTTTTATATCCTCTTTAGATATGTTATATATATCATCTGATTCTACAGTTACTTCTGCTATAACATTTTCTCTAAAATAAGTCCTTTTAATAAAAGTACAAGTCTGTCCGTGAGAATAATCACTCCATCTTCTTTTTATAAACCAAGAAGGGCTGTCCCCAATTCTAGCCTCTCCGCCACTCCAAGTTAAGTCATAGGTATCAAATTTTGGATGATCAACCTTATAAACAATAGCATGGTACTTGTTGCCATACCTTCTATGCAATATAAGAATGTCTATCATTTCTGATACTTTAAAATAATCAAGACTTTCTTGCATTTTATCGTCTAAGGATTTAATAATAATTTGTCCAAGATCTAGGTCTGGTAAAAATCTATCATCAGTTATTGGAATTCTAGATTGTACAAATTCCCGTGTTGTTTTTTTAGTTTTAGATATTTTTTGTTCTTTTAATGATTTTACATTAAATGCATATTTATCATTATGAACATCAGCCATAAAATGATCGCCAGGAATTCTAGTTCCATTTACGGAATGTGCAACTATTTGTTCCCATGTATCTGGCTTTATAGTACCCTCAAGCTCTGAGTAATACCACACATCCGCCCTAAATTGTTCTATATCGAATTCCACTTATTCTCTTTTCTCATGCGTCCTTGGCTGGGATCGAACCAGCGACCTACTGCTTAGAAGGCAGTTGCTCTGTCCTCTGAGCTACAAAGACTCTCTGCTAATAGATTTTTTTCTTTTTAGCAGCTTCTTTTTCTTCATTTGCAGTTGCAGCGTACAATGCTCTTTGATGTGCAAGTGCTCTGCTTCTACTTGGGTGACAACCTTTTAGTTCACCCTGATCATTTACAACTGCCCAACCTTTACAGCCTGCAGTATTTTCTTTGATGTTGTATGGCATTTTATCTCCTAATCGTTTGGTGGCTCTGGCATATCTATTGGAAGTATGCCTTTTGCCTTTGCTATTTCATATCCTTCTTTGCTTAAACTTATCATCGCCTCAAGATTCTCATCGTAATCAACCTTAACATATCCAGCCTCATATAATTCTATTAAACTTCTATCAACATATTCAGTATGTGCTTGCCATAATTCAGGAGCAAGTTCTTTAGCACTATCGTTTATTGCAAAAATCATTTCTCCATTTTCATCCATTCCAGCAATCTCAATAACACCTATTTCTAAATAATATGCCATTCTATTGTCGTCTGAATCTTCGTAATCTTCCACATATCTCCTTTGTGCAACAGGTAGGACTTGAACCTACGATAGCCGAATTATGAGTTCGGGGCCTTAACCAACTTGGCTACTGTTGCCAGTTGGTCTATTGTAATGTACCATCTTCTTTTTTGTCAATGGTAGTTTCTACTAATTGCTGCACATAATCAGAAAAATGTTTTCTTATACTGCCAGCAGGGCGTGTCCCTAAAGATGTCCACAGTCTCTTATATTCTATCACATTTGCAAATGTTGTTGGGCAAAGCATTATTCCGTTGTATTCTTTTAATACGGTAGGAAGAGGAACATGTTTTCCACAACACTTACATTCTTTAGCTTTTTCTTGATATATACTCATACTATTTCCATTCCGTCTAAAATATCAGCCAACTGCTGGGGCATTCTTGGTGGCCTAATTACATTCATTCTGCTTTCAATATCTGCTTTTTCTTTATCCCAGGCTAAACTATCATATGTATGAACTTCTATTTCATTATCATTACGAGAAACTGTCCTACTAATAGCATTATAAATAGATCCACAAACGGCATCAGCCAAGTCCTTAGACCCTTTTCGTGGGTGGTCTACTCTATCACGCATAATCTTTAATTGAAGTAATTCGTCTATAAGAAGCGGTATGCGTGGACCAGATAATCTTTCTTCCAAAACGATCATAGCCATATCGTCGTAGTGTTTCTTAGCTACCGATAAAGTCTCTGTATTAATTCCGTATGCTTTTAATTGCTGCATCATATCGTGAGAATTCCATCGGTCAAATGTACACACACGAATATTAAATCCTGCAGATCTTAATCCTAATATATAGTCTTTAACTTCTGTAAAGTCTACAGACTTATCTGCAGTTGGTGTCCAATATCTTACTGCATCAACTTCAACAATTGGAGCGGCTTGAGAATAAGTATCTGTAACTTTTACGTTTACCCACTTATTTACATGAGACATTGCAACTGCACAATGGTCATGTTTTTGTGCAAGGTCCACATGCAAAAAATATTCTTTATCTGGATCTGATGCAAACCAAGGCTGTAATCTACCAAATTCATCAATTGCCAATGCTGTGTTATTAAATGCTTTTTCAATTTTTTCACGAGACTTAAAGAATGCATCAACTGCTTCTGGCGGCATACAGGCAAATCGGCTAAGAGCATCTGGCATATTTTTATAAAATTCTACCTTAAAATCTTCTATCTTTTTTGTTGGATTAATTTCCCAGGTTGGTCTTTTAATTGCATAAACTTTAGGAATCTTGTATGAAACTATATGGTCTTCTTCCCACTCTACTGTTATTTCATTGCCTTCTGTTCCGTCTGGCAATTCGTTATCCATTTTTAATACTTTACTTTGGACTATAGTTTCTTTTTCTGCTATTACAGAATCATAAAATTTTTGAATAGGATCATTTTTAAATCTTGGGAATGAAAGAAGAATTACTTTGCCGTAGTCTGGAAAACGAGAAACAACTGATCCACGATACATATCGTATATAGCATCAGCAGTTTTAGCTTGATCATGGCCAGTTGTATTCTCTGTAGCAAAGCCAGAAATTTCGTCTAGGATAACTGCTATTACGTTATACCCTTCCCATGCTTCACGCTCAGAGTGACCTGAATGAACTGTAATGGCCTTATTAAATTTCATTTCTGAAGCCTTAGCTTCATATTTTCCAACAAACCAAGGCGATCTGTCTATTCGTGTTTTAAATCCTTTAAAGAAAACGTTATTGGCTTGCTGTGCGTTAATAGCAATATTAAGAATGTCTATTGAGTCTCCTGGAGGCTTTCCATAATATGTAGCAGGATCTTTAAGACATAACAGTAGATATACCATGTAAGACACAGCTATTGTTGAACAATAATCTTTTCCGCTACCCTTACCTAATTGTGCAATTACTTCATTACAAGTTTGTTTAAAACGACGCTGACCTTCAGATTCTCCAAAAAGTTTTACAAGGGTAGACTCTTTGTAGATCTGGCTGCTTTTCTCAATGAGTGTATACTGGTGCTCCGAAAGCGGAGGTAGGCCGAGATAGTCTGGGCTTGTAACAAATTTTCGTAAATCGACTGGTCTTTCATCAAATTCCTCTCCGTCTAGGATATCAATGAGATCATTAAAATTAAGATCCACTTACTTCCTCAATTATCTCTACTGGCTCTACAATTCCAGTTATTTGTGACAAACGCTTTGCCACATCCATTTTACATTTAGGACATGTTGCTGTTACTTCTTTTAAAATCTTTACAAGGATATCTTGTTTCCGCTCAGTTTCCGCCAACTGTGTTGCAAGTTCTGCGTTGTCTAATAGGCCAACCTCTTGAAGCATTCCAATACGCTTGCCTTCAATATCTGCAATTAATTTTAAAGCTGTGGCTTTTACATTTAATTGACCTTGCGTATCTGCATCTTCTACAGTCTTCCAAGCCTCTTTAATGAGCATAGCGTAATGTTGGTCTGCCCCAGAGATGGCTTCCTTAGCCCTCTCACGGGCTCCAGAATCGCTTCTAACGACCTCTTTCCACTCGTCTATATACTCTATAACCTCTGCCCGTTTAAACCCTGTTAAAGCGGCAATCTGGGTAGGATTGTTACCCTTAAGTAATTCTGCTACCACTTTATTCATGCGATCAAAATGATCTACTAATTCAATATCCATATATATATATTATACCATCTTAGTTGACTAAGATTCAATAGTTTTTGATTTAGCTATTTTGAGCAAGACTAAATATCCAATTAAATCATCAATATCATTATCTCCTGGATATTCTGTGCCCTTCATAAGTCTATTTAATTTATCATCAATACGGACATGAAGCTGTTCTCTTGGTCCCGCCTTTGAAAATATACGAACAGGGTCAAGGGCTGAGTTGCCGTAAGCAATATTCTTTTTGACTAGCATGTGTGCAATTTCATGACATGTTTCCCATATTTCTTTACCTGCTTCTGTGCCTACAGTTAATAAATATAGATCTTCACATCTAAATTCTTTTACATCTGGAAATACTGGTTCCACAATTACCGCCTTTTTATTAATCCAAATTGTTCTAGATATCTCTGTA